TGGTGGCACATCAATGGGTAACGTAGCTAACGCTACTAACTTGATCGTTGTTACTAGCGCTCAAGGCTCTGCTGGTGCAAACGCTGGTGCAATTACTGGTGACATCATTTATTACGTAGCCGACAACGGTCAGCAAAACGCTTAATTAATCTATGGGGCTTGCCCCCTGTTTAACCTTATTGGAGATTAATTATGGGTATGCAATATGACGTAAAAATGGTTCATGCGGATGCAAATGCACAAGCCATTACTGGCCCTGTTCGTGTAAAAGCCTATCAACTAGCACCTGGCGGTACTGCAGGTGAAATTCAGTTTTGGGACACGGCTGCTAATTCCGCTACTGGAACAGAACGCTTAACGCTAAACATCACTTTAAATACGGCTGTTATTTCTACACTAATACCAGGTGAAGGTATTCGTTTTAATGACGGTGTGTATATTGTGCTTCCAGCTAACGCATCAATAACAACGTTCTATGGCTAAAAAGAAAGGTGTCTCTCTTGCGATTGGCCGTGGTGAAAAGTTGCCTGTATCTAAGGGAGCTGGGCTTACCGCCAAAGGTCGTGCTAAATACAACGCAGCTACAGGCTCGAATCTAAAGGCTCCACAGCCTGAAGGCGGAGCAAGGAAGAAGTCTTTCTGCGCCCGTATGTCTGGTATGCCAGGCCCAATGAAAGATGAAAAAGGCCGTCCTACTCGTAAGGCAGCCAGCCTCAAAAGATGGAAATGTTAAACATGGAATTTACTATTTGGAACATCCTATTATCTGCAGCGGTAGCTGGTGTAGGGTATATTTTAAAGGACAAGTCAGACGAGTTAAAGCGTATTGACATTCTTTTAAACAAGACTCGTGAAGAGGTTGCTAAAGAGTATGTCACCAAGGTAGATGTTCATCTTGATATAAATAGAGTTCTTGATCGTTTAGACCGTATGGAGCAAAAACTTGATACAGTAATAAAAGAGAATAGAAATCATGCCTAGCAAATCTAAAAAACAACATAACTTTATGGCAGCTGTTGCTCACTCACCAGAGTTTGCAAAGAAGGCTGGCGTTCCTATGTCTGTTGGAAAAGATTTTAATGAAGCAGATAAAGGTAAAAAATTTAGTAAAGGTGGACGTAAAAGTGGATCAACCAATCCATCTGCAGCAAAAATTGCTAACCCAAGACCACATCATGGAAAAATCCAGCTTCCAAATGTTGGTATCAAAAAATATGCTGGATTTAAAGAGGGCGGAATTATGAAACCAGTAGACAAAGAAAAAAACCCAGGAATGGCTAAGTTACCTACAGCTGTACGTAACAAAATGGGCTATATGAAAGATGGTGGTATGGCTCATTCAGACATTGCTAAAGACAAGCCAATGATGAAAAAAGTTGCTGGCGAAGCCGTAAAAGGTCATGAAAAGCGTATGCACAAAATGGCTGCTGGCGGTAAAGCTGGCCAATTGTCCAAAGCTAACGGAATTGCTGTTAAAGGCAAATCTAAAGGCACAATGATTTCTATGAAAAAAGGCGGGAGCTGTTAATCATGGCTACTAAACCAATGCAAGATGATGAAGGCAATGTTGTAGATTCTCAAACTCGCAAGAATCAGCAGGGTTATGAGAACTACGAGCGTGAGCAGTCAGATGCCCAGCGTGAGCGTGAGGCAAAGGATGAGCGCATGATTGAAAAAGCACGCAAAGTCAAAGAAAAGATTAAAAGTGTTATGCCATTTAAACATGGCGGCAAAGTATCTTCCGCCTCTAAACGTGCTGACGGATGTGCTATTAAGGGTAAAACCAAAGGAAAAATGGTATGAGACCTAGCCGTGGTATGGGTGAAATTGCCCCATCTAAAATGCCTAAAGGTACTAAAAAAGCCCGCAGGGATAATACTGACTTTACTCAATATGCTGAAGGTGGCAAGGTCGGACTTTATGCAAATATTCATAAAAAGCAGGCTCGTATTGCAGCTGGCTCTGGTGAAAAGATGCGTAAGCCTGGGTCTAAGGGTGCGCCTAGCAAAGCGGACTTTATTAAATCAGCTAAAACTGCGAAGAAAAAATGAGCACAACAGGAACCACATCGTTTAATTTAGACGTAAATGACCTCATTGAGGAAGCGTTTGAAAGATGTGGTCGAGAACTTCGTACTGGTTATGACTTCCGTACCGCAAGACGGTCTTTGAATTTGCTTACTATTGAGTGGGCAAATAAAGGTATTAACCTGTGGACAGTTGAGCAGGGCGTTATTCCTATGGTTACTGGTCAGTCCATGTACCCATACCCAGCTGATACCATTGATATGATGGATATGGTTATCCGTAATAACAATGGTACGTCTAACCAGATTGACATCAATATCAGCCGTATTGCAGAGCCAACTTACATGAGCATACCTAACAAGCTGGCACAAGGGCGTCCAATTCAGGTGTATATCAATCGCCAGTCTGGTCAAGAAAACCCAACTAGCAGTGTTACTACCGCTAATATTTCATCTACAGATACAACAATTACCCTAAATACTACTGAGGGACTTGCTTCTGCTGGCTTTATTAAGTTAGATTCAGAGACTATTAGCTACCCAAATATCAATGGCAACCAGTTAATTAACTGTGCTCGTGGTCAAAACGGAACTACTGCTACTGTCCATACAGCAGGTTCAGTTGTAACCAATCAAAATTTACCATCCATTAATGTATGGCCTACTCCTAATGCTCCTGGCAATCAGTACACATTTGTTTACTATCGTTTGCGCCGTATTCAAGATGCAGGATCAGGTGTATACGTACAAGATATACCCTTTCGATTTATACCTTGCATGGTTGCAGGACTGGCATATCAGCTTAGCACTAAGCTCCCAGACATCATGCCAGATAGAATAATGATGCTAAAAATGGCTTATGACGAGTCATTCCAGCTGGCTGCAGATGAAGATAGAGATAAATCTCCAGTAAGATTTGTACCAAGGAATATGTTCTATGCCTAATCAATTTGCTTCTGGCAAGCACTCAATTGCCGAATGTGACCGATGTGGCCAAAGATACAAACTAAAGGAACTTAGAACACAGACGGTAAAAACTAAACTGTATCCAATTAAAGTTTGCCCAACTTGCTGGGATCCAGATCAGCCTCAACTTCAGTTGGGTATGTATCCAGTTAATGATCCGCAAGCGGTAAGAGACCCAAGACCAGATACAAGTTATCGCCAATCTGGTACCAATGGTCTGCAGATTAACTTAACTGGGGTTGGTCCTAATGGGTTAGGAAACCCAGAAATGGGTAGTAGAGTATTCCAATGGGGTTGGAATCCAGTAGGTGGAGCAAGGTTGTTTGACAGCGTTTTAACGCCAAATGACTTGATAGGTAACACACAAATTGGTACAGTAACAGTAAATATAACTTAGGAGTAAATCATGGGATTCAGAAAAGCAGCAGACGGCATTGAAAAAAAAGGTAAAACAGACGCAAAGGTTTTCCCAAGCGATGGCCCTAAAGTAATTAACAATGGTCCAAAAGCCAGCAAAAGTTCATTAAATATGAACATGAAAACTATGGGTCGCAATTTGGCTAAAATAGCTAACCAGAAAAAATCAGGAAGAGGTCGTTAATCATGGCTAAATTTTCTAAAAAAGTAATGGGTAAAGAGGTGGGTGATGCTCAAGTTTATGCTGAGCCACATACCATGGATGGCAAAGCTATGACTACAGCTAAAGACGCTGTTACTAAATCAGGTAACGGCGTAAACGAAATTAAGATGTCTGTAGGCGGTTTTTCTAAAAGCCAAAACGATGAAGTTAAGACTTCTGGTATCAAAATGCGTGGTGCTGGCGCAGCTACCAAAGGTGTAATGTCTAGAGGACCAATGGGCTAATGAATTACTCTGAACTTTTTACGCAAATACAGGCTTACACGGAAAACCAATTCCCTGAGACGTTTGTAGAAATAACTACTGGGGGCAGTCAGACTAACGTCAACTCTGTTACTCAGATTAACACCTTTATTATGCAGGCTGAAGAGCGCATATATAACACGGTGCAGCTTCCTTCTTTGCGTAAAAACGTTACTGGCACCTGTACTTCTGGTAATAAGTATTTGGCTTGCCCTAATGACTACCTATCTACATTTTCATTAGCGGTTGTTGACGTAGTTACTGGTGAGTATGAATACTTACTTAACAAAGATGTTAACTACATTCGCCAAGCCTACCCAAGCCCTACTGCTACAGGTAAGCCAAGATACTATGCGTTATTCGGCTCCCGCTTAAATGATCCTAATGAACTAACATTTATTCTTGGTCCAACGCCAGACTTGAGCTATAGCGCAGAACTGCATTACTTCTATTACCCAGAGTCTATTGTTACTAACGGCACTTCTTGGCTTGGAGATAACTATTCACCAGCCCTTTTGTACGGATCTTTAGTAGAGGCGTACACCTATATGAAGGGTGAGGTGGATATGTTGGCGGCCTATCAAGCTAAGTATAATGAAGCATTACAGCAACTTAACCGTTTGGGAACTGGTCTGGAGCGTGGCGATGCTTACAGAGATGGCCAAGCAAAAATCGCAGTAAACCCTTAATAGGAGCAACAAATGGCAATTACTCAAGCAATGTGCGATTCGTTTAAGGTGCAAATCCTTAGCGGACAGCAAAATTTAGTTTCAGGCGCAACAACTGTATATAAGATTGCTTTGTATACAAGTTCAGCAACATTAAGCAACGCTACTACCGCTTACACAACAGTAAACGAAGTAACAAGTTCGGCTTCAAACTACACTGCTGGTGGCAATACACTGGTCGTTAGTACAAGCCCAACTTCTACTGGTAACGTAGCGTTCTTATCGTTTGCTAACAGCTCTTGGACTAATGCAAATATTACCGCTAACGGCGCTTTGATCTACAACTCAACTGCAAATACATC